AAGCAGCAAGACAAGCTTTAGGTAAAGTACAGGCAAAAGAAAAAGAACAGTTGGTAGCAAATCAACAAAAAAGTCTACAAGAACAACAAGAACAACAAGTAGAGTTTTGGAATGGAGTGCAAGAGACAATTAAAGAATCAAAAGAGTTTGCAGGATTGCAAGTTCCAGAAAGAGAAAAAGCAAAGTTTTTTAATTATCTCTCGAAGCCAGTAACTAAAGATGGTTACACGCAACGTGATATAGATCACTCGCAAGCTGAAATGGAAAAAAAGTTAGCTATAGATTATTTAATGTACAAAGGATTTAATTTAGAGCAAATAATTAACAAGAAAGCTAAAACAAAGGCTACGAAGACATTGAGAGAAAAAATATCTAAAAACGAAGAAATTGTAAAAAGTGCTCGTAAACAATCAAGGAGAACTAAAAGTTTTGATTTAGATAATTTAGATCTTAATATATAAAAAATACCTAAACAGGGAAATAGGTACCCTATAAAATTTTATAAAAATGGCAGTAAATGGAACAAACATAAGCGTTCAAAAAACGTTTTACAATGATTCGCAGATGACTGATATGAACAGTTTATCAAACGCGTTGTTGTCTAAGCCTACTGAACTGTCTCCAATTATTACTCATTTAGCAGGAAAAGACGACAAAAGATTCCCTCTATCTTTCTTAACGGAAGGTGTTGGTAACACAAAGTCTATTGATCGCTTGGAGTATGAATATCGTGTGGCAACGCATAGATTGAGAACGAGACCAGTAGCAGTAACAATGACTAACACAGCAAATGTTGGTTTGGGTGGAGCAAGCTTCGAGCTTATTTTCCCAGACAAGCATTTTGTATTTCCATACGTACTAGTATCTCAATCAGGTACTCAAGCACGTATTATGAAAGAGCCTGTACAGGCATCTGGTGGTACAGCTTGGACTTACACTCTACAATTAGTTAACCCTTCAGCTACAGCAACAATGTCAGCAGCAGATGTTACACAAGGAGCACTTTTTGCTCAAATGTACGCACCTGTAGGAGTTGATTTCTCTAGAGGTAATGCTTCAAACTGGGAAACTCCAGGAAAAGTAAGAAACAAACTAACTACAGTTAGAAAATCTTACCACATGTCTGGAAACGCTAAAGATTTTGTAGCAGAATTTTCTTTACCAACTAAAGGAGGATCTACTACTAAACTTTGGATGGACTATGAAGAGTACTTACACATGCTTGACTTTAAAGAAGAGTGTGAAATGTACTACTGGTATGGTCAAAAAACTTATGATTCAAACGGACAGACTTACATGAAAGATGAAAATGGTCAGCCTGTAATCGTAGGTCCTGGTCTTTTAGAGCAAATTGTTAATACTGACACTTACTCTACAATGACTGAAACTAAACTTAAGAACATTATCGGAGATTTATTCTACGGAATGACTGATGCAGCAACTAAACAAGTAACTTTATATACTGGTACTGGTGGTGCAAGAGAATTCGATGAGGCTCTTAAAAATCACTTTTCGGGAGCAGCTGGTTCTTGGAAAGTAGGTGGAGAAAACAGATTTATCACAGGATCAGGACGTAGCCTAGGATTAACTGGATACTTCACTTCCTATGAGCATGTAGATGGACACACAATCAATGTGGTAAAATTACCATTATTTGATCATGGTGCCGTGGCGCAAGCTCGTGCAAAACACCCTACAACAGGATACTCTTTAGAGTCTTACAGAATGGTATTTGTTGATCAATCAAATTATGATGGTCAAAATAACCTTCAAATGATTTCTAAGAAAGGTCGTGAAGCAATGAGATGGTGTGTAGCTGGATCTGTAGTCCCTAGAGGATTTGATTCAACTTCCTCTAGAGCTTCTGATGTAGACGGTGCTTCGGTACATATGTTAAAAACAGCTGGTATTGCTCTTAAGAGATTTGATACTTCGCTTGATATTACGTGTGTAGCGTCATAATTTTATAGGCATTAATTTGCGTCTATATATTGGTTTTTGATTAAGGTTGTGGGGGAGCAATCCCCCATAGCTTTAATTAAATTATTATACGGAGAGTTATTCTTTACATCCACTTAATTAAAACTTTAAAAGAACTATTATTATGAGTAAAAAAGTAACACTTAGACAAAAGGAACTATTAAACCATTTGCCTAAAGCAGTAAGAGCTGAGGCTGTATATAAACTCAGTAGTGTCTATGTAAATAGACAGCCCTTAAAAGGATTTACTCCTGCGGAAGAAAAAAAATATATGTTAGGAATATTAGATGTTAATCCAGAACACAATGATTGGCCAAAACATTCTAAACAATATTGGGCAGAAATGACAATACCTGTAGGATTTACAGGAGTAGAGCTAGAAATAGGTATGGATGAGAATGACTATCCTCTTAGTATAATGGATTATATTAAATATAGGTTTGCATTAAAACATCCGCATGTAGCTATGACTAAAGAAGAAATGGATTCTGATTTTACTAAGAAATTTTATATTCAAGACCTTACACGAGATGATAAAGTTAAGAACAATGAGATCCAAGTAAAAAAAGATGCAGACAAAGAATTTATTAAAATTTCTTCTAATGAAAAATCTATGAAGAGAGTATTAAGACTAATGTCTAGTACTAATCCTGATAGAATGACACTAGAACAAATTGAAAATGCTTTGTACGAACTTAAAAATTCTAATCCAAAAAAATTCGTTAGAATTGCTACAGATAAACATTTAGAACTAAAATCTGAAATTGAAGAAATGGTTTCAGCTGGAGTTTTAAGAAAGATAGGAAATCAGATTATTTTTATTGATGAAACATTAGGGGATACAACAGAAGATACAGTTATATACTTAAAAGATAAAAAGAATTCTGGTAAACTAACATTATTAAGAGCTAAACTAAAAGAATTATCATTAGTATAATATGAATGTAAACGAAATGCATTTGGCAATACAGCAAGGAGTGGATAAAATAAATTCACTCCAAGCTGATATGCTTTTACCTCAAGAAATAGATATTGAATTAAATAAGTCTCAAATGAGATTTATTAATACTAAATATGGTAAGAATAATAAATATAGAAAAGGATTTGAAGAGAGTCAAAAAAGAATTGATGATCTTAGATCTTTAGTTAGAGAATATGAAGCTCCAGTAAACTATAAAGAACAGTTAGGAAATAAATTTGATATAGATACTTTTACGTTGCCTTATGATTATTTATATTTAGTAAGTACATTATCAAGAGCACATATTAATGCTAATTGTACTCCTGTTTCGTATGATTTAGAAGAAGCAGAACCAATACAATTTTTTATTGTGCCTTTTTCTACTATTGTGCTTAATAGTAATACTGCAATAGCACCCTCACTTGTAATGCTTGAAGATTCTTCTAATCTTACTTTAGGTCAAGCTATATTTTGGCAAAATGACAATGGGTATGTTTACCCTCAAGATACAAATGCAGTTAGAGAAGATATTATACAAAATCCAGGAATAGGTTTTAAAGTATACTGGGAACAGTATGGAGACTTAAATTATCCAGGAAATTTTATTGTAGTTCCAAATCCAGACGTACATTCTTGGTTAAATTGGGATGGATCAGTAGGTGCGGTAACATCATTAGCTCACATGAACTCAGGAGTAGTACAAGCAAGTTCAAATTTACAATATTCTCAAGCATTTTTTGGAGCTAAAAGAACTTTAGAAGATCCAACAGAAATTTCGTCAGGTAGTACATTTATACAACATGATGATATATTTACATTGTTAACAGATCCTTTTAATACAACAAAATATACAGATCCATTATATACTATACGTGGAAATACAATGGACTTCTACACGAATGGTATATTTATAATAGACGCAGTAAAAATAACATATATAAGAAAACCCTCTCAGATTTCATTATCTTTGGGGATTAGTTGTGAATTACCCGAACACTGTCATCAAGAGATAGTGGACATGACAGTGAGTAGTATACTTGAAGGGATCTCTGATCCAAGGTATCAAACTCACCAAATAGAGGTTAACAAGAATGAATAAATATTAATTTAAAAAAATAAAAAAATGGCAAGACATTTAATTATTGGAGATGGTACAACATTTGGCGTAACTAATGGGTTAGTTGATGATGGTGCAATCTCTGTACAAAAAATGACAGAATCAGGACCTACAGAATTAGTTCTAGGAGATTCTTTCGCAGCAGCTCCACAAATTAGAATTGTAGGGGGTGGTAAAGATGGTAAAAATATTGTAACTCCTTGGATTTATGGTAGAGATGTAGTAAACTGGGGTGGTAATTCATACACAGCACCAACAGCACATCAACAAACAGCAACTTACACAGGAACTAGTACAGCTGCTGGATCAATAGATATTAAATTTGTAAGAACTGATGGTCCAACACCAGAGTTTTTTAAATTTTCAACAGCTATTGCTTCAGGTGTAGCTAACACAGCTGCAGATGTATTAGTACAAACAGCATATGCTGCTTTAGATAATCTTCCTGACTGGTTAGCTTTAACATGTACAGCGCCAGGTAACAGTAATGTATTTACAGGAGTAGTTAGAGGTGGTGTAGGTTCAAGTGGTAACACTTGGAGTTACGGTCCAGTTACTTTTGAAGTTGTTGTAACAGGAATGCCTGCAGGTTTAACAGCTGCAGTTTCTGGATTTGGAGCTGCTAATACTGCTGATGCAAACCCAGGATACGGTGAAGGATTTGCAGTAAGAGCTTTTGAAGAAAGTTTACAAGGTACTTCTCACGGATTCTACATGAGAGGACACTTACCAAAGCAACCTTCTTTAGAATCAGTAACAGGTACTAACTATGATATGTATAATATCACAGCTACTAAAGATGGATCTTCAAATTCTCAAATACACGGAGTTGATAATTTAATTGAAATTAACATAGCAGCAGTAGCAGGTGATGCTGATAGCTTAGTTGTAGAGAATAAACTTAACGCATATTTCGCGGGATCATTCCCTAACGTTATACTGTAATTATTAAACTTTAAAAAATAAAAAAATGGCAAATATAACTCCGCAGTACGCAACTGCACAATATGTAACAGCTGATGGTCTAACAACTGGAGCTAAAACTTTAGCAGAT